AGGTTTCCTATATCTGGACGTTGAGCAGCAGCGGGTGCGCCTCCTGGTTGTTCTGGAGTTGGCTGCGAGGCAGGGGCAGGGAGTGCTCCCGCTGCTGGAACTTGAGGTGCACCCATCATCTCTGGGGCTTGTGGCATCTCTGGTGCTGGTGGTGGAGCAAATGCCTTACCAATAATAGTTTCTAACTGAAGACCCTTTTGACGGCCTTGGATAACTTCTGCAATACGGGTAATGATCTGAGATGGATCTTGACCTTGCGCTGCAAGAGCAGGTATCGCCTGTGCATACTGAGCAACAGCAACGCGCAAAGAGTCGCGCATTTCTTCAATGTCAACACGCTGTTCCTCCTGAGTAACGTTAAGTTCCATTGGGATCTCACGACGTACATAGTCACGTGAAACCAACTTGTCTGAACGCATTTGTAGTAGGGCAACGATGGCACGGTTAGGATCCATACCAGACATAATGCCGTAGCGAACATCTACACCGTAGTTGCCATCAATCTGCTTTGATGGAATGTACTTCATATTAAACGGAGTACCATCATCAACGCCCTTGATTTCCTTGGTCATAGAACCAAAGATCTTCTCATCTACTTCAAAGCAAAGAGAAGCAAGATCTGTAAATAAGCGAGCAAATTGTGCCTGTGCTGACTTGATCTGTGTATCAAAGCCTGCCTGTAGTGCTTGCACACCACGGCCTGTAACGATAGATGCATCGATGTTACCTGAGCGAACCTCTGGGTAACGAGAACCTAAACGTAGTTCACGCTCTAATACACCAGACTCTGTAAAGACTCCAGGTGGTAGTTCTAGCGGAACGCGACGAATACCTTGTGGGTTAGCAGAGCGCATAATTGCATCAGGACCAAGAGCCAACTCTTGCACATCCTGTGGGATAGCAATAGGTGCTTGGATAGATTTTTCTGCTGCTTGGATCTGCAATACTGCAAAGCGAGCACGAGCAAGTTGAACTGATAGAACATCATCAAACTGTCCACGTGCTTCACCGTCGATAGATGAGCGCATAGCAACGTGTGCCATACACTTACCAATAGGGTTCGGAATGTTTGAGAGTACTAGGTTCTTACGCTCTGGGATAAAGATAAGATCCTGATCCTTGTCGTGGTAACGAACAAGAGATACGTAAGGTGAACCAGGTGCGTACACATTCGTAGGCATAATCTGGTCATAGAACTCTGGGTACTGTGATGCTAATGTCTCCGCATCAGATGCCATAACTTGTGTAATCGAAACTGTGCGACCGAATCGATCAATTTCAGGGTAAGTACCAAAAGGATTAAGCAGACGTATTCTCGGATTATTGGTTTCATAGTCCATCTCTACAATCGCTGGCAACATACCGTAAGTGTTGAACCAGTCAGCACCTGTGTACATTTGAATTTGAAGTTCAGATGCACTGATGTAATGGTTGACAATACGAGTTCTAGTATCTGCTGCCTTGCGTGCTGAGTCTGAAACCATATTGGTTGCAGCGCAGTTAAACGATGGTAGCGGTGCCATTGCTTCTGCAAGGTCACGTGCTGCTACGTCAATGAAGTTAGCAACTAGAGGCTTTGGGTATTCCTCAGAAAACATTGCAGGGTAAACCTTGCTAATGTCTCCCTGACGTACAGAGAGCACATCGCGCATTCTCTGGTCACGTGCGGAGTAGCGTGTTTGTAGACGTGCTACCTTTGCTACTACCTCTTTAGTTGATAACAATTGTTTTCCTTACTTCTTCTTTTTGGCTTCTTTTTTGCCTTGGTCTTTGCCGACCTTGTATGCGGTTTCTAATGCTTTGCCTGCACCAATAACAGCGACAGTAGCGGCACGTCCTGTCTTTGATGTTTTCTTAGCAGCCTTAGCGCTTGCCATAGGAGCACCCTTTGCTGGCTCAACAACTTTCTTAATAGTTGCTTTTGTTCCAGGCTTAGGAGATCCTGACTTCTTAGAACCAGGTGACTTTAATGTAATGTCTGCATTCTTTGCTTGTGTGCCTCGTGTTGTTTTTACATAAGGTGCCTTGTCAGCAACCTTCTTTGCAGCAACTGCACCTTTAACTCCTGATGCAACCTTTGCTCCAATACCACCAATAGCACCAGCAACAATAGTTTTTGCAACTTCTTTACGAACTTTGTTCAAAGCCTTTTCTGCTTCATTCCATCCGTAGTTAATAATGTCTCCACGGCCTGCTCCTTTAGGAGTAGTTTTTTTAGCCATAAATCTTGCCGTGCTTCTTCTCAAGGATCTTCTTCATTGCTGCATCCTGCGGAGTCATCTTTGCTGGCTTCTTTGCTGGAGCCTTTGGTGTTGTCTTAGGCTTAACTACAGGCTTCTTCATATTTGGCATTACTTCTTACCCGCCTTCTTAACTTGCTTGTTACCGTTATAGCGACGACCTTGAAGCAATGCTCCAGCAAGTTGTCCTTTAGCATTGCGTTCTTTCTTCAAATCAATTTTTAATTCTTTTCCTATACGTTTAGCACCTGCTTGTGCTGCAGGAGTCATAGCATTACTTTTTGAACTTTTGTAAGTTCTTTCAGTTTCATTAGCAATATCTCTTGATCGCAAAAATTGAGCAAATTCTTTACCAAGATTTTCAAAGTAGTTATCGTTTTTTTTCTTATTTGCTGCCATTGTATCTCCTTAGATGAATGTGCGATCTTTTTCTGCAAGCAGTTCATCTATGTTGATAACTGTTCGCTTGCCTATCTCACTACGAGATAGAAATGGATTTTTCATATGGTGGGTCTTGTGCATACCTTGGTTGAGCATCTCGCGTGCGCGGATCTCACAGAACCACAGCGCCATCACCATATCGGTCTTACCTTTAGTAGTAGGCGACCAGGTAATCAATTGCTCGATGAGCGCCTTAATGTTTTCAGTTTGGTCAGAAGGTAAATGAATAAGGTTGTCTCTGTGGTGCTTACCGTCGTGCTGCTTGGTCCCGAACAAAGTTGACATTGATGCAACGCCAAAGCCTGAGTCCCATTTATTGGATCCAGTATGGTGTTCCCGCAGTAGCACTCCTCGAGAGGCCAGGTTTTGCCTGATACCTTCATCCTGCGTAAGGAATGATTGGAAAGCATTCTTTTCTACAATCCACTCGGTAGGCTGATAGAGCGCGGTCCAGTCAAAGATTATTTGACGGATCGCAGCAGGTGTTGGCCTAGTGATTTTAATAGCATCAACGATATAGCGTTTATGGCTAGTCCTATCAATAGCATAACAAACGACGGCCGTATCACCAACCATAGCGGGATCAAGGCCACAGATAATTGAAAAACCGCTAAGATCACGCGGATGGCCTGGGTGACCAGGAACCAAACGACCTGCTTTACGCATACCATCAATAGCACCTCTCACACATACTGGGTCAAAGATAGCATCATCGGAGATATCTTGTTGCTGGTAGACCAGCGCCCAAGTAGATGCGTCCATTGCTTGACGTTCGTTGTAAAGGTTACGACCATTCCAGCGGGGGTAAAGTCCATCTTCGTTCTTATCAGATTCCATCTGCCCATCAAAGGGAGCATCTGATGCGGGCCACAAGGTAACCCACTTCTCAGGGTCTTCGTGAGTTTCTAGTAATGCTGGCATAGCCAGATACTTCCAAGGTACAAGGCCACCAGGGTAGCGGTCCTCGGAGCGTAGTTCTTTGTAAAGATCAATTGCTGTAACGCGGGTACCGATAATGATTAACTTACCAGTAGGATTAAGACGAGAGCGCACGTCTTGGGTTAACCAGCGGATCTGCTTCTCAAATTCGTTTGCGTTCTTTAATGTCACCGCATCGTCTACGATAATCATATCTGCACGCTTACCGTAGATCTGACCACCGATACCGACGGCCTCAATGTTAGGATCTTTTTCTGAGGATTCTCTCAGTTCATCACCGAAGGTAACGCGGGTAGCCTGCCACGAGGCAGACTTAGAGTTAAACCCTACGCCAGCAGCGTAAGCCTGTTGCAGTGCTTCATAGTTAGGATGTGTCAGGCGTTGCTTGATGGCGTAGAGAAAGTCAGCAGCCAATTGCTGCGTTTGGGAAACTATCAGAACACGAAAGTTAGGGTTCTGACAAACCTGCCAGGTGACGTAATCGATAGTGACCGTCATCGACTTGGCGTGGTTGGGCGGGATATTAACAAGGATACGGTTACTAGCCAGCCCTGGTTCATACTTCATACTGGGATGTAGCCAGGAAGGTTCACGTCCTTCGATCACATCGATCAGGTTCTGCTGGTGAGCAAAGGTCTGAGAGTGTAAGTACCTCTGGCGGAACTCTGCAAAGGTTAAGTCGTGGACATCGGATGAGGCAAAGTTCTTGTCTTTCAACCCTAGCCGTGTTCGGTCCATCTTGTCTGCAAAGACCTTATCGGTCCTGCGATAGTATTCATAAGTCTTATAGGATTTACCAGATGCAGCCGTGGCTGCTTCGATGGTTAGACCTTCTGCTACACCTGAAAGGATCAGACGCTTGGCGATGTCACTGGACTTCTCTGCCACGTAGTCTCCTCTAATAGTGCGCCGCGAGGCGCG